CGGGCGACCAAGCACTATGCCAGACTTTCAATATCAAAGCTGGGGTTTACGAGAATGTAAGCAACAGATATTACTGGCGATGCGTGTCGGCTGTGGCACAGAAATCGGCTACCGAAAAGGCGTATATCGTTATTACTGCTGATGACGCCTATCGGGATAAAAGCACGGAGAACGATGCTCCAATGGCTGGCGACAACATTGTGCTTTGTGGGCATAACACGCTTTGGGACGTTGCTAACGGCATTGACC